TTCTTATAGGCGAATGTTTGAGTAGCCCAACCCTTTTGAGCGTAATTATTTGTCGCATCTGTTTTAGATAAATAATCGTTTAGCTCTGTTTTTAATGCATATTTAGTGTCGCCTAGCATAGTAAGGTAATTTCTTATATCAACTTTTTTTAAGTAAAGATTTTCGGCATCTTGTTTAGTTGTATAGGCTGATAAATCTACATTAGCACCAGTGCCAGGCGGTCCTGGTGGTCCCTGTTCACCCCTAGGGCCTTTTAAATTCTCTAATTGTTCTAGTGTGAACATATCATAAGTAAAAGGCTTTCCGTCTTTACCAGGAGGGCCTTGTATACCCTGTAACCCTTGTTCGCCGTTTAGTCCGTCAATACCATTCTTACCAGGTTCGCCCTTTGGCCCTGGAGGACCAGGAGGCCCTTGCTCTCCTGGTTCACCCTTAGGCCCTTGCAATTTAATAATTTGGGTATTATCTTTGACAATGATTTTATCATCATCATTAGACTTTATATGAATATTTTCATCACTCATATCATTTCCCCCTATTGCTGATGCCTTCAGCTATTGTTATTTCACCTTTTATCAGGCATTTAATAGGCTTTTCACCACTCCATAGGAATAAATCCCAATAGTACTTGCCATAGTCCAATGTGTTGGTATCCAAGGATAAGATAATTTTACTTAACTCATCACCTTCTAATCCCTCTTGTGATACTGCCACATCAAACTTTGCCTTGTACTCATCATCAGTTGGATATTTTCTAACGCATGCGAATAGGCTTTCACTATCTACTGCATTTGTATATCCAACATTTAGAGTGATTGCTTCTCCTTTAATGACATTAAAGTTGTGTTGGACTGGTAACATCCGCATCATCCTCTTCTAAATCCATTAGATCATTATGAATACAACCCTCTGTAGGGCAAGTGCCATTTTCATTTAAAGTGGCCCAACAATATTCACAAAAACGCATTACAGGTACATTGCTTTTGATTTCTTCCATATTATTTCACCGCCTTAATTTTAGTAACCATTTCAGCTTGCAAAGTTTTATATTGCGTTTGTAAGTCACTAATATCTGCATTAGCTAACCGTCTACGCAATACCGCTTTATCAAGGGCATCAAAGCGTTTATCATAGTAGTTTTTGATTTCTGCAATTTGTTCAACTTTGGTTGGTTCTTTGGGTTGTGGTGTTACAAATTCACCATTCACATAGAATTTACCGCTCATAAACTCATCTAGCATACTATCACCGTCTGCAGAATAAATATAATCCGCTGCATCTGGCCACTCTTTTTTAGCATGATCTAGTAATTCATCTTTACTAATCATATTATCCACAAAGGATGTAATTCTTTCGCCCATTTCGTTTAATACGAATACATATTGGTTCATGTGTTTTCTCCTCCCCTTATGCCATGCCTAATGCAAACCAGTAATACGATGCTGCATATCTATCACTTGCAACAAACACAGCTTTTGTACCGCTGCTTTCATTGGCAGAATTTGCAAAGTATCTAGGAGTGTCTGAGCCAGTCCAGTATGCATCAATAGCATTAGCCATAAACAACGTAGTAAATCTAATAGGGAATGTAGCTTCTGTTTTAGTTACATTATCTTGTCCACCAATTCCCCATTGTATAGTAAACCCATTAGCAAATTTTACATATCCGCCATTGTTAGTTAGTTTAGATGCTACAATAGCACCTTGCCCTAATAGACTTTTTAGCGTTGATAAATTAAGCACTTTATTAGTATCACTATCATTGTAATTAGAGGTGATAAACTCAATTATTTTAGATGTATTATCACCTTTAATGAATGACATGCCAGCATTATTTTTATTTACATCTTTGAAATATCCACCAGATGTAATTGAAACATATCTATCCAGTTCGCCTTTAGTAACAAATGTACTATCAGACATATTCACAGTAATATTTTTGGCATTACCAATTACTGTTCTAATCTTATAAATTTCGCTATCAATAGGTGTAGTCTTATCTGGTACATAGCCTACATTATTACCGCCGTTTGTATAGCTATATAGCATTTCTGTTTTTCCGTCAACTTTTGCATATAGGCCAACCTCACGTGGGAAGAAGCCTACATTTAAAGTGTTGTTGGATAATGTTGCTGTAATTAGATATTGGCCGTTACCCTCATTTACACCGCTTGCTACTGGCAGTTCCATCTTAGGAGAAATTACAGAAGTCATATCATTGAAATTACGACCTGTAGCATCTCCATCACCTACTACTACACGTGTAAATATTAAGTTTTTACGTGTAGCAACACTTTCAGCAATCATTGCCAAACCATTTTTAGTTACCACGTTCTGTGGATATTGACTAGGCATTATTTACCCCCTTAACAATTAATACGATTAATTACATTAGCTTTAGTGATATACACACCAGCCACTATAGATACATCTTCTAGTGCTGAATTAAATCCAACCATAGGATTAATAGTTGTTGTTTCAAACGTAGTAACAATGCTACCAGCATACAATTCAGTATCAACGCTATGTACATCATTAATGCTTAACCCAATGTGTGATGGTTTAACCACAGTCAAGTTGCTTCTAATTTGTGGTATAGCATATACAAAGGATGAGTTGTTAAACTCTAACTTCAATACACCATCTTCAAACTGAACATCTACATCATCAAGCACGAATGTCTTAACGATTGCCCTAATTCTATCTAGCGTACACTTGCCGTTATTAGTCCATAACATCTGTACTATGGCTCTGCGTTGTTCGATTGAGCCATCACCTTTGATACCTAAATCTTTTTCGTAAACCTTTAAACCACGTTCACCTACCGCATCAAAGAAGCCATTATCTAATAACACATCTAGTAGTTCATCTATATCTTGTAGTTGTAATCCAGCTGCTTGATATAATTCACGAACCCATGGATCATTACGATACATCTTATTAATGGCTTTTAATGCATACTCTTTGAAATCTGTATTAGTCATTTAAAGCCACGCTAACTGTACCTAATACGGCAACCTGTTCATTTGTTAGATTAATTTTAGTTGTCTGCCCATTTACAGTTACACTTTCATAGTCAGTAACACCAGCATTATCAATGATAATGTTACTAATCTGTGCGACTGATACATAGTTTTGTTTAAAAGCTATCTTCTTTAGGTAAGCGGTTACCGCTTCAGTAATGTCATTTGTAATAGTGGATTTAGTAGCCGTTGTAGTGTGCTGTACACCTCTAGCATCAATATTGATTGGCACTTCTGTAGCACTAACTACAGTACAATGTGCACCAATTGGTGCTTGACCTTCACCAATACCTTTGCTCTCTGGGTCTATGTAATCTTGTACACGCTTAACTAAATCGGTACTAGCAGCCTTTCTATCGGAATTAATAACAATCACTTTAACAGTATTGTTACCATTCCATAACCCTATTACATTAGCTTCGCCTACACCTTCGACCTCTTTGGCCCATTGCTTATAGTGGTAATCATTGCCACTCGTAGCTGGCTCTCTTAACTCTTCATAGTAGCGTTCACGCAAATCATCGTCTGCTTCCTCATTTTCGCCACCTTTTGCAGCATCATCGTTAATAACTGCATTGATACCAGCAATAGTAATAGGCATTTGCGTTATGCTGCCTTTAGGAACATTACCAACTGCACCAGCTTTAGTGCATCTGATTTTGATGATAGAGTTATCTACTACATCCTTATTTTCTAGCGACTCATATTGAATACCGCTTTCGCTTTCAAATAAATCGCCCTCATGGATAGTTCCGTTACCATCAACAATACGTAAGTTACATACTGCCTTAGTTGCTAACTTTCGTTGCGTTCCCTTACGTTGGAATACTACCCTTGTTAGTTCATCCCCTGTTAAGTTATCCACGTTTTGTTTGCGTTCAATTTCTTCCGCCTTTTTCCACAGTTTAAGTAAAGCAAATGCTTCACCTCTTGTTATGTCATACGTTGGAAAGCCTTCCGTTTTCTGATACGCATCATCAATGTTTTCAAGCATCGTATTATGGATACTATCAACACTATAATTCGAATTCATGTTCTATCTTCACCTCTTCCCCTGTATTAGTAACTACTGTGAAATAAAAAATACCAGCATTGAATTGCCAATCTTTGACAACTACAACACATGGTACTTTGTTCATGATACCTTCGGTTATTCTTCTTTTTATTTCAGATACTTTATATGCACGTGGCAATCTGTACCCTAATAGCTTAGTTAGATCTAACCCAAAGCTATCACTATAGATTAAGTATTTCTTCATTTCAGTACGAATAAATAACTCAATCCATTGTTTTATTGCTTCAA